AACAACTTCAGCAAATGAAGAGTTAGATATGGCACAAAAACAATGACTAAATTTCAAAGAAAAATCAATACGGTGATTTTATTGTTGCAGATCCCCAAAGAAGCCCCGCCAATAATCGATATTCAGCGGGGCTTCAAGTGCCGTAATCAGTTCGGCAACTAAAACCTAAACATTAAAAAACCCGCTTCCAAATAGAAACGGGTCATAAAACTAAAACTTTCAGCGCAGTATTTGATTTTAATAATACAAATTAAAATATGTATTTACAATATATTTTAGGGAAATAAATGTTTAAATAAGATATTAGTCAACCAGGAATTAAATGCTTGCTTTGCTGTAAAAGAAGGTGCCTGGAATAAGTCAATATCAACATTTAAATCATGATGACCTGAAATTTTATATCGACCACCGCCTAAAGTAATGATGTTCGTATAAGGATATTTCAATGTTGTTAATGCATGTCCTAAAAATCTAGCTTGCTTTTCTTTATCGTGCTGACACGTCTTAAATTCCTGTGAATTTACAAAGAGATCATATTCTCGATCTATTGTTACCTTAATTTGCGTAAGTTCCACTTCGATCTCCTTATTATTGGAAATATTTTATAACACAGAAAAACCAACTATTATTGAGCTCTTAGGTTAAAAATTGATATCGATGTTATCAAAAACAGATGATGCAAAATTAACTATATCTTTCCCGATTTCTACAATTAAGTCCGTCACTTCAACTGGATCAGGGTTCACAGAATTAAGCACCGAGTTTTCTTGCTTTTGCTCATCCTCGACTTCTAATTGCTCTATATTATTAATTGTATCATTTTGATTTTTCATTAAATTAATCCAATAAAATTCAATTAAGATTAAAACTAGTTTTTAGGTGCTCTAAGGATAGTTAGTACTTTTTCTGACATTTCATGCAAGTCTGATCCAACAGGCAACCAGAATTGGTAATTGATGTTGTCACGATTAAAAATCTGCTTGTAGTACTCAGTTGTGAAACTTGGGTCTCTATATCAGAAGCTTTTAGTAATCGGCCATCTTTTTTTATGGTTTGTCCATCTAGTTCCCCATCGATACAAATATTCATTTTTTTACCGATTGGTTATCTAGAACGTATTTAACAGCAAACTCTAATCTATCCTCTTTTAAACCCTTGAAACGATAAAACAGTTCATCTTCATTAGAGTCAGGATTTCTAAGAACCCGAGGTTCATAAACTTGAGCACGTAAAGGGTTGTTATGAGGATTAACCTCAAAATCCCCTACATTTTCCATCCATTTACCATTTAAGCAGCCGCCTACACAAAGCAACTTACCAACTTTATCTGACATACCCACCTCCTCATTGAAGGTTTCTTATATCATAAAAACAAAAAAACCCACCAATTGATGAGCTTTTTTAATTTGATCTTATATCTTAACACAATACGACCATTCTATAAATACTTTACTTCAATTCCCAAAATAATGGAATAGGAAATTTAATGAGAATGAACAAACATTTCTCTAATACGAATCCAGAAGCCTTTTTGTTGATATGTAAATGTATTCAAAGCAGCTTTGGCCTCCTCTACACTTTTAAGTAACTCACGACGACGCTCTTCCTCAGATTTATTAGAATATGGTGATTTACTAACAATATCTGGAAAATCTTTTTCTGTTTGAATAGTTAAATATTTTTGGGCATTTTTATAGTAAGTTACAGCTTGTACTTTAGATTGGTTTTTTTTCATGGTGAAACCTTCTTTTTAAGTTGATCTAAAGAGTGCTCTAATGCTAAACGTGTTTTGAAAAAACTAAGTATCCATTCTAAGTAAGCTACATTTTCTGGAACAATAACATTTTCACGCTTAATAGCTATAGAAATAATAAAAATAATACCATTACTATTTATGCTATGGATTGGAGCACATACCTGACACCATTTCTCAGAAGGGTCTGATTGACCTTGAATGTACATTATATCAGCACCAGGTGGCTTTTGTATTTCATTTTGTGTATTAGCTACAATAATTATTTTATTTTCTTTAATACACTTTGAAAAAGTACTATTTGGATCTTTTAACTGATTTATTGAGGTTCTAGGCCTTGTATCATATGGGCTATGACACACCCAATCCTCTATATTTGAATTAACTACACGCATTAAAGCAACTTTAATTGTCTCATTCGGATAAATAGCTATTAAGCAATCTCTTAAAGCTTCTATAAGCAATTCAATTTGTTTATCTGGGTGAGTAATGTCCTCAAAAATCCTTTTATGTCTTGGTTGCTGAGTACCTGGTGTATTAACATATCTTTTAGCAATGTCAGCAAAACGTTTCCTTTTTTCAACCACAACACTTTCTATTTTCTGCAATACTACCAGAGCAATATCATACTTTGCTTTTAGATCATTATGCTCTTTTTCAAGATTGTCACATTTCTTGTTAAGGGTAGAAAGTAAAACGCCATATAGTCCTGAAATTATTACGGTTACCATAACAATAGAACCTGCATTCGCAAGAATAAATTCTGCGGGTAATTTGAAATTAGATTTAAATGTTTCTGCTTGTTTATCATTACCTAAAACAAACAAGATGTAAGCATTAAAAGAGGTTAATAAAATTATGATAATTTTAAATGTTAAACCTTCTAATACTTTTTTTACAGCTTGATAAAATCCATATTCAAGCAAAACATTATCTAATTTATTTCCCACTATCTAAGCCTTTATATTAAAGTACTGTTCTAAAATCAGCACATAGTAGCTTATAGTTACAATTTTGCAATAAAAACTTATTTTGAACATTTAGACATAATCACCATTAACCTTAAGCATTTTTCTATATTCATTTACACCATTTTCAATTTCCCAACGAGCATTTACTAATGCTACTTCCATAAGCTTTTCGTAGTCCTTCCAAGTTTTTCGGTATGCGTCATAAGTTAAATGATGGGCTGCAATCCCCGCGTAATATAATCGGCCTTTACTTGTGAAAAAATCATTTAGATTTGGCTCAATTTCAAAATCCAGAACAAGACGAGCAATCAACTCAGCCAATTTTTCTAAACTAATAATATTAGGCTTTTGGTGTTTCTCTACAGCTGCACGAATCATAATATTAGCTAAATGCTCTTGTACGTATAAATATTCACTCTGCGCCTTTTGTCCCCAAACATAAACTGAAGCAAGCGCCTTAGCTAATCGAGTTTCAATATTCTCAAATGCAGCACAACGCACTTCCCATGCTGCAACATCAACAGTATTACTTGAACATACTTGTTCATAATTTGGTGTCTTGGTACGCATGTGCTGACCTAGCCATTCAATATTACTTATTTTTTCAATTGTCTTCATTTTCATCCCACCAATTGCTCTATTTGTTTAATCGCCACGCCTGCTTTAACTTGCTCTGTACTGAACCGCAAAACTGTAAAACCCATCATTGCTGCTTCGTTGTATTTTTCCATATCCCCCAAATAGCCTTTGCCCCTCGTATGACGGCCACCGCTCCAGATCCCGCCTTCCACCTCTACTAAAATCTTTGCTCCCGTAATTAAAAAATCAGCTCTCCATTTGCGTCTTGGATGGAATTTATATTCCTGCTCAAAACTGATCTTGCATGCTCTTAAGTGTGTTGCCAGTACCGTCTCGCCTTCACTTGGCTGTCTGGTACCTTGCTTTACTGAACGGCGTTTCTTTGTCTTCACTGGAAATAATTCACGGTATTCAGCTAAACTCATGCTAGACATGCAAAGCCCCTTCTAATGCGTAGAGCTCACCATCCAAGAGCGCTACGTTGACATCGTAGAGGTCTGTCATGCTGCCCCCTGCAATGAGCCTTTGAACCCGACTTGCTTGAGGTACGGTTCCCATTGTTTGGCCTGAACCGGATCGCTAAGTTTTACGGCGATACGAGCTGCAAGTTGGTCGTAGCTTTCCCCTGCAGCTGCAAACTGGCTTGCGAACTCAAGATGTTGTGAAAGTTTTTGAGCGAAGATGTGAACCTGTTTATCGCTCAACTGGTGCGGTGCGCTCGGCGAGCATCGAACTTGTGATCCTGAATTTCGGAAAGTTGCCTGTTCACGTGCTTGGTATTTTCCACTTGCGTTGATTAACCAATCTGCAAAGTGGTAATGCATGAGTTCATCACAAAGATTTTTCTCAGCGTTGTAGAGTTCAAATGCTCGCAACTCCCGATCGAACCAAGTCGCGTTTTTGATCTGCTCGTAAGTTTCCTGATCAGTTGCCAAACGAATTTCTTCACCAAGTTTTTTCAAACTCAACCATGTTTTTTTATTTTTAGATTCATCTGAAAGATTCTTTGGAAGATTCCGTGTCCCAACGTTGGGACTGTTTGACGGAATTGTTGGGACTGTTTCATGGAATTGTTGGAACTGTTCCGTTGTTGGAACTGTTCCATTGTTGGGACTGTTTAAATCATCATTTCTTGTATCAAAGTGTACCGTTGTTGGGACTGTTTCTCGGCCCTTAACTCCGATCAAAAGATACACTTTCACCTGTTTAGTTTTACCTTCGCGCTTACCTGTATCGATAATAAATCCGTCTTCAATTAGCTCATCAATGATTTTTAAAACGGTCTTGCGGTCCATTTCCGTGTCATCAACTAAACGAGCAATACTTGGATAGCATTCATGTGTTTCACCAGCCCGATCGGCTAGCGAAAGAAGGACTAATTTTTTAAGTGGTTTTAATGCACCACCCGCCTTTTGTTTTTGACGTGTTTTCCAAGCCCAAATGGTTGCATCTAAACTCATAGATCTTCCCCTAAAAATTCAAATGCGCTTTTCGCCACGATTGAAACTTGTCCATTTCCAATGGCTTTAAGTCGGTCCACCCGATTGGCCACCCCATCAGCCACTCGACCCAGTTCGGGTTCAATCGCCCACCATTCCCACCCTCTGGTGAAACTGCTGTATTGAGACGGATCTGACGCCCTTTCGCTTTGCGTTCGGCTAAAGACTCGTTGCTCCACTTGTTTGCATCGCTTGCAGTTGGAGTCGGAAAGTTCATTACAGCACCCGGTAAGCCGTTTCTCGGATGAGGGCTTACATTTCCACGCTTGTTCCAATCGGATGCTTTTGGGGTTGGCCACATCTTTACCGTTGATTCCAGACAAGGACTTTTCCTGTTGCGTTCCGATAGACAATCCATTCGTTTTGCATCCGATGCTTTGGGTGTTGGCCAACGTTCGGGAGTTTTTATTTGCTGAGCTAGTGAAATGCCTGTCATATTTGCCGTTATTTTCCCTCCCCGTGTTGAGTCGCTCGCTCCGGGAGTAGCCCACAATCCAGATTCGGTCACGGATATGGGGCGCTCCAAAGTTAGATGCTGAAAAACGTGCCCATTGCGCGTCATACCCCATTTTGGCAAGGTCACTGATGACTCTTGTAAGTCCTCTGGAAACAAGCATTGGTGAGTTTTCCACGAACACGTAGCTAGGTCGTACTTCACCGATAATTCGTGCCATTTCTGCCCAAAGCCCGGAACGTTCACCTTCGATACCTGCACCTTTTCCTGCGGATGAGATGTCTTGGCATGGAAAGCCGCCAGATATAACGTCAACAATTCCTCTCCATGGTTTTCCGTCAAAAGATGTAATGTCAGACCAAATTGGGAAAGCTTCGAGAATTCCATCATTCTGTCGTTGCGCCAAAACTTGTGCCGCGTAGGCATCACGTTCAACTGCGCACACTGTTCGCCATCCCAAGAGATAAGATGCGAGTATTCCTCCACCAGCGCCTGCGAACAAAGCCAGCTCATTCATTGCATCTCCTTAGGCTTTACATATCCGCCCATGTATTCAATCTTTTGAGCCTTATACAAACTCGATTCAATTTCCCCTGCCAAATACAAAGTAATGTGACCGCAGCGAGCGAGTTCTTGTCTAAACTCTTCACGTGTAATAGCTGCATTCTTTTCGTTGTATCCACGCTTACGGAGATTTGCTTTGTTTTGTTCAAGCATTTTGTTTAGGAGATTAAGAGCAGGTTCATACCATGACTGGATACCTTGTCTCTGCTTATATTCAGGAAGGTGTTTAAATTGCTGATTCATGACACCTCCGCCCGTGCTAATTCTTCTACCGTTAAACGGCGTTTTGCTTCTAACTCAGCAATTGATGCCGATCTAAAGAATTGAAATGGTAGAGCTAACTGCTTCCCACATGCTGACTTCACAAAAAGTCGTTTAGGCGTGCTGTAATAAAATCCAAACACTTCAAAAATTTCTTTATGATCCAGCTCATTAACAACCACCATGTCACCTACTACAAATTCTTGTGAGTTGAGTTCGATTGGTTGTTCTGATAAATTATTTGTGTTCATTTGATTCACCTCAATTGAATGCCTAGAAGCCTGATCCACGAAATCAGGCTTTTTTTATTTCTAAAATTTGGGAATCTGGGTTTACCCCAATTGTCCCAACTAGACCCAGACGCTCCCTTTTCTTCCTATTTTTTTCTGCTCTTTCAAGCATTAAGCTAACTTCATGATATTCACCCATAAGGGCTTTTTCTAAGAGGACTACAGCTTGATATGCATACTCATTTCCACGAACATCCGCGATCAATCTCAAACGCTCCATCATGTCTGGAAGCATCTTCAATCGAAGGTCTTCTTTTTCGAGACTCATATATTCACCTGATTAATTGATTTTGATTTGCAGTGTTTTTTCCAAAGCTTTTGTAAATTTTTTGCTATTTCATGTGATAAGCGTTTTCCACAAACACCGCGCTCTAGGTCGCTTACATAATTTTGAGAACAACCGATTTCTTTACCAATTTGCACTTGGGTTAAGCCCTTTATTCGCAGTTGGGAAATCATGTTTTGCCACTGATTCATGTGGAACTCCTATATTTTTCAATAAATATATAGGTTTTCCGATATTTATACAATAGCCAAACCGATTGGAATCTGTATCAGAATTCCGATAGTTGAATTAAGGAAGTACTCATGGCAACTCTAGGTGAGAATTTAAAGACAATTCGAAAGATCAAAAAAATGACGCAAAAAGAATTGGCTCAAAAATCTGGCGTTAAACAATCTGTGATTTCCGACCTTGAAACTGGAAATGCAAAATCCACAGGCTCAATTATTGAATTAGCCAATGCACTTGGAGTTACTGCTGAAGATTTGAGAAAAGGAGTTTCTGGAGATACTGAATCAACAAATGTAGCTCCAGTACAAGCACGAATGGCTCCAGTATTATCATGGATACAGGCTGGAAACTTTACCAATGTTGAATCTGTTGATATGTCTCAGGTTTTAGAATGGTTTCCCCTACCTGAAGACTGTGATAAATGTTTTTATCTAAAAGTTAGAGGAGTTAGTAATGAGCCAGACTTCATTGAAGGTGATTACATTGTTGTAGATCCAACGGTTCATTATTCTGACATGCAATCTGGAGATATCATTGTTGTTAGAAATGATAAAGATGCAACATTTAAAAAATTGGTTATAGAAAGTGATGGATCTCGTTTTCTCAAAGCAATCAATCCAAACTTTCATCCCAATATTATTCCAATAGACGAGAATTGTTTTTTTATTGGTCAGGTTATTGATTCAATGAGATATACCTATCGAGCTAAAAGAAGAGTTCGCAAAAGTTAATTTAAAAAATTATTACACCTGATAAATATTACTTACTTTGGAAAAGAATATTCTAGTACTAAGCATGAAACCATAAATTAAACTTATAAATGAATTAATGAGAACATCATGGAATTTATAGAAATAGATAACCTCCTTAAATCATACTCAAACGTAATTCCAATAATTGCTCTTTTCGCTGGCGCTTGGATTGGCAATAAATACGCTATAAATAAAGATCGAAGAGCTGAGTTTCTAGCTGTATCCGCCCCCTTGCACGATATATTGACTGCGCAACTACATGCTCAAGGTGATCGAATTTTTGCTAATCCAGCTAGTGATAGAGAATTATTGCGTTTGCGCAGTCGATATTTTAATAGAACTTGGGTAGACCGAATTAAAGGTATTGGTTTTGATAAAGCAGTTAAACAATATCAAGAACAATATCAAAAATCTTACAGTATTGATAATGGTGGTAGGGTTGTTTTTAGTCATCATAGCGATTATGTCATAACCATAATCAATTTGATTAGATATACACCCATAAAATAATTTACTGCAAACACGTCTCAATATTTCGGAAATGGAATCCATCATATGCAAAAAATTGAAGTTAATACCCGTAATATCAGCCACGTTCTTTATCAGCATTTTTTATTGACAGTGGTACTTAGAACAGGTGAAAGGTTTATTTACAGACTTCTTGGAGCAAGTACCTTCAAAGAATTTGTTGATTCAAAAGATAAAGATAAATTTTATAGAAGCCATATTGAGGCTAATAAAGAATTTAAACGGATCCAGCTTTTTGTGTAATTGAAACCGTGAACCCGACGCGGTATTTTTAAAACAATATTAGGGAAATAAACTGTGCTACTAGACAGACATTTACAACTTGAACTAATGAATAAAATGGCTTCAACTTACCCATTAGCTTACGACTTCTCATGTGAAATTAAGAATCTAGATGAGTTTGAGTGTAGTAAAATTTATGCCAATCTATTCTATCTACAGTCACATGGACTTCTCCACCCCAATAGCATTAGCTTAACTATGGGGTTTGGTGGTAATCAAAACCATTTATTCGCACTTCATCATCCTCGGCTAACCGAGAAGGGAGCTGACTTTTTGGCTGATGATGGTGGCTTATCTGCAATTCTTGGGGTGGTAACTGTTAAGTTTGAAGCTGTTCAACTGAAAGCTATTCTTGAATCTAAAATTATGGCAGCCGACTTACCGCCTGCTGATAAGCACAAATTGATTGATGGGCTTCGATCGCTTTCTGGCGAGAGTATAAAACACCTGACAACGAAAATTGTGGATTTGGGTTGGGATAATCTAGGGACACTAATTCGGATAATTCAAAGCAACCTACCTTAGCAATTTGCTTAAACTTTAGAAACCCAATTGGTTTAGTGTAATCGCCAATTGGTACATAAAACTCATCACCATTAAATGAATAGTTTTCAAAATAAATTTGCGTTGAGTTTTGGAAAAGTCTGTTTTCAATAATTACTATATTTTCTAATTTCATAAACACCTCGCCCACCATCACGTTGGGTTTTCTTTTGTCTATTAAAACAAAATAAAATCGGAATTTCTATACAAATATCGGATTACCTATTGACTGTAAATATCGGAAATGCGATATTTATCTCACAGACAACAAAAAGCCCCGGAACTTTGGACGGCAACGGGGCTTTGCAAACTGCGAGATCAATTATGAACGTAAATACAATTCCTTTCAACCAAATCAAAGTGACCAGCTTTACAGCTCTAGTTTTAATTGCTGGTTTGGCTTCTTGTGAATATAAAACAGCACAGTCTAGCTCTGCTTCTAATACCTACAACTTCACACCACAAACTCAACCTAGCAGCTATGGCGTTCAAACGGCCAAGATAGTTGGTAAAACGTCAGGTATTGCTGTTATCAAACTTGATGGCTTCCGAGTAAACGTTAGCTTTGACTTTGAAACTCATCCGGATAGCTACGGTGTTCCGGGTTCCGAATTTACAGCTGTTGATGTTACTCAGCTCACCATCAATGAAATCACCGACGTAAACGGTAAGTCTTACAGCGATTTCACTGATTACAACGATCACCGCAATATCAATGCCCTACTTAAAGGCTTCATCGAACATAATAAGTTGGTGGAGGCTTAATCATGACTACTTTCAAAAAGCACCCTGACGGATATAAGGCTTACTTGGGCCGCGACAATACAGGCCTCTACTCTGTCCGCATTGGTTGGCAAGTATTTGCATCAAATGCAAATGGCTCAGTGCTGTACAAAATCAAAGATGAAGTTAAGACGCCTTTAGATGTAGCGAAGTTTCAAATTGAATATCCAAAAGTTTGGAAAGAACTTACGCAAGAGATCAGCTTTCAACGTAAAAAGAAATTGGCTATCGATTTGGGAAACTCACATATCACTTCAATTGAACGCAAAGCGTATAAGCAAAAACGCGGCTTTACTGGCTCAAGATAAGGATAATAAAAATGACAGTTTTCTTTAAAAAAGCAGAACGTAAAAATGCGAAATTGCGTTTAGCAATTGCAGGGCCTACTGGCTCAGGTAAAACCTTTACTGCCCTATTACTTGCTAAAGGTGTTGGTGGTCGTATTGCTGTCGCTGACACTGAAAATAGTAGCGCCGAGCTTTATGAAGATCTGGTGGATTTTGAACATGCCAATATACAACCGCCATACACGCCTGAAAAATTTATTCAGGTAATTAAAGCTGCTGAGCAGGCAAATTTTGACACCCTTATTTTAGACAGTATTACGCATGAATGGTCTGGTGTAGGCGGCTGTTTAGAGATTGTAGATCAATTGGCTGCCGGCCCATTTAAAGGTAATTCATGGGGTGCTTGGAGCCAAGCAACTCCCCGTCATCGGAAATTCATTGATGCAATGTTGCAGTCAAGCATCAACATCATAGTGACCATGCGCTCAAAGATGGAAACGATACAGACCAACGATAACGGGAAAAAGAAAGTTGAAAAAGTTGGTATGAAGGCTGAACAGCGTGATGGCATTGAATATGAATTTACGACTGTTCTAGATCTAACACATGACAATATTGCAATAGCAACTAAGGACCGCTCTCGTCTGTTCTTAGATCCTCGTCAATTGGGTGAGCATGACGGCGTTTTATTAAAACAGTGGCTACTCTCAGGATCTGCTAATGCATGTATCAATGGGAATCAATTTTTAGAACTTGAGCACTTAATGCATCAAGCGGGAATTGATATTGCGAATTACTGTGCAAAGCGTGGTCTAAATAGTCTTCATGATGTGAAACAGCAAATATTTGAAGAGACTTGCGACGGTATTAAAAAAATCATTCAGCAAAATCAACAAGCTCAACAAGCAAATGAACAACGACTTATTGAGCAACAAGAAAAGACTTTAGAAAACGAGTACCAACTCGCTTTGAAACACATCGAGTCAGCTATAGGTATCAGTGATCTGGATTACCCAACTAATTACTTCAAGGGTACTAAGTACGAACAAAACATTTTAAACGCCTGTACTGCTAAATCAGATATGGAAGGATGGACAGCATGAATAATTTAATTAAAGCTTCAGAAGCTTTTGATGCTCTTCTAAAAGGTAAAACTGTTCTTTGTCGTCCTGCAGGAGACATGTTTGATTTTGAAGACTTAGATCAATTCACCGCTACTGTGTTTGGTAAGCCGGGTTTTGAGTTTTGCATTAAGGCGGAACTAATGGATCTAGCGGGTATCCAATTTACTAAACCTTTAGTGCCTCATGAAGTTGAAGATGGTCAAGAGATCTTTATCGTTACTCCAACTGGTGTTTTAAGAACTAAATTTCATCCTGAAAATAGCGAAATCTATTTTAGCGTTTTGAATGGTTTTGCTCAGGCCGATGCAGAAAATGCAGTACTTCAACTAAAAGCTTTGGGTGCAACTTTTGGTCAAGTAATTGAAGAGGTTAACGTAAAAGATGGTTTTAAAGAGAAGCCTAAAAAAACAGCGAGGCAAAAAAGAGCCACAAGCTAAAGCTGAACAAACAGTACTTTCAGAAAAGACTTATGAAGTTATTGCCGAAGCAAAACAGCCCACAATTGTTATAACTGAGCAAACCAATGTCACTACCTCAGAAGATACATTTGTTCAAGCAGATGATGAAAATACTGAAAAGGATGATGAATATCAAAAAACATTAAATACACTTCTTCAGCGCGTTCGTGAGTCTAAAACACCTGCCGAGGTAAATGCTGTTTATCGCTATACCCGGACGTGGAATGACAAACAAATGGAACCTCTTTTATTAGCTACTCACAAACGACTTGAAGAGTTAGAAAAAGAAAAGGCTCCTTCAGGTGAACCACCTTCTCTAATGGTTCAAATCCAAAATGCACCAGATCTTACAACTTTGGATGCACTTGAAATTGATGTGGCTGCACGAGATCCACAGATTCAACCGAAGCTTATGGGGTATGTGAGAAAACGCCGTTGTGAATTAGAGAATCCAGCAAGTTCTCAACCAGATGCTGAACCTGATTACTTACTGGTGGAACCTTTCTAATGTCGAAACAAACTACTCCAGAGTTTCTTTTCGAGCCAAAGCTGCTACCCCAGCAGCTTTTCGAGAAGTTCATAGTTTTCAACGTTAATGCTGGTTATCGAGGAAGAGGTACGCCCCACGGCGTAAACCTAATTAAAGGTAATAAAGCCACCCTCACCTTGACCGATAAAGGCGAGATGAACAAAGCAGCTCAAGAGCGCTACAAGTTGATGTTATTGAAGTATTTCAAAGAAGGTCGCTCAGCAATGGATGAACTAGATCATGAAGTTAAACGTATTTATAAAATGGTGGCGTGAATGCTAAAAGATTTGAGAAATCTACCTGATGATGAACAGCAAGAATATTTAGACCGTTTTATCATGGCAAATGAAGAACAGAAATTCCCTCAGGAAGTTGTGGCTCTTTATCTTGATTGTTCGCCATGGACTTTAGCTAGAATGCGTTGCGATCAATCATCTATGCCATTTTCTAAAATTGGAAGACGTGTCTCATATAAGAAAAAAGACGTATTAAAGTATGAACAAAGCAAGACTGTGCTGAACACAGCACAACTTGCTACGATATAAGGCGGTTATACCGCCTTTATTTCTTTTAACCTTTCTGCCCAAACTGACTGATAGTTAAAGCAATCAATTTTTCCTTGATAAACCGCTTCGATCATATTCATTGATGCTTTCAATTCCTCATCAGGAATTTGAACATATCCACCTGTCACATCAATTCTAGGTCTAGCAGTGTGATTAAGAAGTCTTTTTGTCACATAGATATTAAATCTTAATAGGTTGCATATAGAGGCAAATGTACGACGGAAATCATGCATTGAAACGTAATAGTCAACTTCCTTACCCACTCTGTTTAACAGTGTATCCACCTTAGTCGCGTGCATATTCCAAGAGGTAGGCATCTTTGTAGCTGGGAAAACCCAATCGTTTTCTCTTAATAACCAACGTTCTCGCAAAATACTATGTAAATGTTCACCAATTGGAAAAGTATGATCTGTACCGTTTTTGGTATCTCTAAAAGTTAAGGTACCATTTTTAATATTTACATCAGTCCACTTTAAAGAACACGCTTCCTGTTTTCGACAACCTGTATACATGCACATTAATACTATATCTCGATGTGTATTTGACCTTGCTGTATTTTCAAGATTCACCTCATCTTCATAGTTAAGTACTGCGTTGTAATATTTGTGAATAATGTCTTTGTGAAGATGCCTATCTCTACTGGCAATCTTGTTCCAACCTCTAGTTACGGAAATGATATCTACAGGATTAGTTTTAATAATTGGGGCTTCATCTGTTGAATAAAGAACATGGATGTACTTCCATAAAGTACCTAAAAGAGATACCGCGCCATTTGCTGATGATTCACTTATGTTTGATACCTCAATAAAACGATCTAAGACTTCCTGCTTGGTAATCTGAAAAAGCTTTCTATTACCCCACCCTAAATAAAGATTAAAGTATGTGTTGTACTGCTTTATGGTTTTTGGCCTGAAGTCATTTTTTTCAATATAAATTTGAAGCGCTTCATTCACCGTAATATCTAAAGGATTAGAAACACTTTTTAATCTGGTTGGTTTTTCATATTCATTATTTGAAATTTTCGCAAGAATCATCTGAGCTTTTGCTCGAGCATTTGTAGCAGGAACATCAGTAGTCTTGCCAATCGTTACTCGAAATAACTCACCTTCATGTCGACGTTCAACGATATATGTTTTGCTTTTATTGGTTACCCGAACAGCAAATCCAATCAGTTCTGAGTCTCGATATATTTTTTGACCTTTATCTGTCAATGGAATAGCATCAACATTAGATTTGTTGAGTTTCATGTCTTAAACCAGTTTTAGCGAACTTAGATTTAACCATGTTTCTCAACAGTCTACAAATAGTCTACAAGCGCTTTTCAGTCTCAATAAAATACGTCATTTTCAAAAGATAAGTAATTAATTTTAATAATATTTATAATTTATCAAAACCCACAAGTATATTATAAAAGAAGTAGAATCCGCCGAGTTTAGTTTGGATTGTAAGTGGTTGCATTAAGTTGCTTTATCTTGCATTTTCAAAAAGTTAATCATAATTAAAGTTGCATCCACTTGTACTGATGTGCTGTGTTTTGCACTTCACTAGTCTACAAATTTAATTTCCAATCAATTTAAAAAATTTGTAGACTGCATGCTTTTAAAGCAGAAACTACACATCAAATTACTGATCTGCGCAATTCTATCATTTTGGGTAAAACAAAATTGATTTATTGTTGATAGGGATAATAAAGAGGTGCCGATGTTTATCTGAGTTAAAAACCTAAAAGTATTAATTTTCTCAAATTGTATTAGCTCATAGCATAAAAAGCCATCCTTAGAGGGCTTTCACACAAATTCCTACCTTCACATTGCTATTAATCATATGAGCAGTGCATCCTGATAAAAGATGCACAACAAAATATAGGCAATTAATTACCAATAATAAACTTTACGCCATTACGATTTTCTTTGGAGATTGCTCCATGTTCATTTTTTAAAGTAATGGTTGTTGCATCCCAACTCTCAACGATAGTAACAACGGTATAGGTATCTTTAATAAGCGAATAGAGAAAGTTTTTAGGAGGAGTTGACATATATCTAATTAGTCATCATTCAATGGTATCGTTTTCATTTAACTAATCCTCTTAATTTTGTTGAGCTTTTTGCTGCTGTTGTTTATATTCACCTAAACATTTTTCTTCTTTTTTGGTTTCATCTCCTTCTGCTTTTTTCATACATTCATAGTACTGTTTTGTTAATACCCAATTCGCAGCACCTGATAATTCTTTCTTATTATTTTCGAGAATTTCAGGTCTTAAAAAGGATTGAGCCACTAATTGATTTGTCTCAGCAGCCTTTATTTCTTTATCTGCAATTTTATCTACAACCTTTAGTAGTTCTATAAACATTGGTGCTTGTTCGGCATATGTCCCGTTTGCTGAGCTTAAACACATTTGGGACATAACATCCCTACTTAATAAGACTGAAGGTGATCTACCGTTGAGTTGTAAGACACTGGTGTTTGAATTGACACCTCCTTCAGCTGCTGATTCTTGCTTAATTACAGTACCGTCTGCTACATTAAAACTAGCTTTACCACTGGCGCCATAAGCATCGGCTCTTGCAGTATCTGGCATAGTTTGATCACAATGATACCTTCTACCATCGAATCCTATAATTGCTCTAGCTAAATGTACCTCTGATGGAAGGGCTATAGTGAACTCGTCTGTCTGATTTCGATTCGGAATAACAATTGCCCTTTTCTGAGATACTAAATTTGCGGAACATCCCGATAGTATGAAAATGCAAAATAAATAAGACGTGCAGTTTTTAAGTTTCATCATTTTAGTTTCATCCTTTATAAGTAATAGGCGTTTATTTTTTAATACCCACCATCTCCTTGATTTAGTTTTATTAAAATTATTTTTTATTTTACCAATTGAACTTTAGATCCAATCTAATATTAGAAATAAACGATAAAATTTATTTTGTAAATAACAATTTTTAAATTAATAAAATTATTTTAACAACCGGTAAATTTACTAATTGTTAAAATAAAAAATTTAAATTACAATCTTATAAAATATATAATTATTTTAAATATCAATTAATCACTAGTATAATAAAAAAATTTTATTATACTTTACACACATAGTTTATAATTATATTATATTTTTCACTTAATTTAATCAATTTATACTCTTCCTAATAATATGAGTTATTAACGATAGTAAAATACAGCTTCAATATAAAAATTCTTATCTAAATAAAAATCCGATGAATCCTACATATTTATTAATTCCCTTTATTTAGCAGAAGTTAGAAAATGTTAGGCCTCATTGAATGGCTTTCACCTCAATACCTGTATTCACAATATTGTTGATTGTATGAGCTGTGCATTCTAAAACAGAATACACAGCAAAACCAGAACCTTCATAGTGAAACGCGGTTAACTATCCAGCTATAGAAAACTGTTCTTGGCTAGGATTTCGCTCACAGATTTCAATGTAACGCTGGCCTTGCATTATATTAAGAACTCGTACTGGAACTTCTTTGCCCCGTTTGGCCAAGTAAGTTTTAAGTGCATTTAATGTCGCTGGACCATAAATCCCATCGACTGATAAATCTGGCCAACCTGCTTTTCCCTGATTGTTCATCAGATTTAATGCGCGCTGTAAAAGGGGTTTTGCAAAACTGGTACCGCAATTCACACCAGTATCTAAAAGCTCTTCGGCCACTGCTGAGCTAATAGAATTGACCTAATCAAATCGCGGAGCCGTCCAGTACTGTTTTTGTAAATTGCTTTGGCCACATCAAGCGGTAAATCTCGCATACTACCCTTAAATCCATTAGCAAGCGCTACCGCTTCGGTAATTCCGTACTTAGTTGCACCGCCACGATCTGCGGGAGTGTTAACATAACCCCCTTCACGTTTAATTAATTCATCAAGATATTGTTCAATATTCATTTCACTTTCCTTTAGACGTAAAAAAAACCCGCATATGCGGGTTATGTTTAAATATTCTCAACTAATTAAATTGATCTTCAATTTGGTAGCGGTTTATCCTTAAATTTCTTATGCCATTTAACAGCTATAAATATACTTGCAATAAGATAAATAATCGCGATTAAAGTTTTAGAAGAAATAAAAAATAATAATGCTCCAATTGATAACACTACAATGACAGGTTTCAATTTATTATCATATGGATTATTTTCATAAGTTACTGTCGCAGCAATAAAAGCAGCTACAATATACATAACTATAAGGGCAACAACTCTTTGAGCTATGTCATTAAATGCTTTAGTTAAATCAATCAACAGAAGATACAAAGAACCTGGAAGCATGATAGGAATAACTAGAAAAATAAGCCATCTCAACATTTAAAACACCCTTATATTAATCAAATATTTATATGAAATTTTAATAAAATTAATATTATTAAAAGTGACGAAGATTTTAACTATTACTTAAAAATAATACAATAGTTTCAATAATTTAATAAGCATTGAATTAAATCTCTTACCCCTCCAGAACAACTATTTTATAAAACAGAACTGCCCGAAGGCGACATTAACTGTTTTCGCTATCTCTTAAAGGAGCTGCTGGAAAGACTTGATAGAACCGTACAAATCAAACGGTTATTGAAACTTTACTTCCCAAGTCAAGAGTACCCTCTAGCACACCAGTAGCATCAATAATATCAACACTTTGAATTAAACCACCGTATTGGGAAGGAGGTATCATAAAATGTATTGGAAGATTGTTTTTACACTCAATAATAGAACTTATATACTCTTTCTGCGATCCAATAATATCATCACTATTTAAAGCTATTTCACACCTTCCAGATATCCAGGGCTGGAATAAAGCAGTATCAGCATCAAAACTAGAGAAAGGATTAATGTATCCAGTCAAAGCCCGTGTTTTCATTATCTATCTACTTAGAAAAGGAGATAAACCAATTCCACACTTCAGGAGCTGGTACAAAGTTTGGAGTATCTATTTCAAAAACCCACCGAAGTGGGTCATGTTTACTCTATATAATAGCTGTTGCCATCGGAACTGTTGAAAACCAAATTTAAAGTAGGGTAAATACATTCACCTTTTAACAAAATATATTCAACTTTGG